AGTAAATGTTGTATTGTTTATAGGTGCATAATAACTTCCTTGTTCCCCATCTAATAAATCAGCATCTAAACCAGAACCAATACCATCAGTTGTTGAGGTCCAAACCTCTGCCCAAGCACTCCATGCGCTAGCAGAATCGTTCATTCCTCTAACATACATTCCAGTACCAGTTCTTTCATGTGCTAACTGTAAACCAAAACCTGCACTTCCTTTATCATTCCCAATAGCTATCATTGTTCCATAATCAAATGGTGGTGGATTTGTTGAATTTGTTCGTGTGTTGTATAAGTTATAAAAACCTGATCTATCTATATTATCAAAATTTTGCGCACCTGATAGCATTATTGGATGTGCTTCAAAACTAGCATCAAAAAATATTTGACCAGTTGCAGTATCTGCAACATTACTTCTTAAAAATTCTGATGAATCAATATTATCTAATAAAGCCGCATTACTAGCTGTACCAGTTAAAGGACCTATAAAACTAGCCGCAGTTACTGAGCCAACAACATATAAATCATCTAAAAACTTAGATTCACCACCTATAAATAATTGTTCTGCTGTTGAATCCCATTTTATATTTGCATCATCTGCAACAGTATTGCCAAAATAAAGATTAACATTATCAGCCATTTGAATTGACCTACCGAAAATAACTCTGCTATCACCACCATCAACTCTAAAATATTCAACTAAACCGCCAGAACCATTATCCGATCTAAACGATATGTTTTTATCATCTGCTAATTGATCAATATATAAATCACCAGTTGCATTTCTAAAAAAAGTATCTGTTCCATTATGATATATCCAAGCATCACCACCAGTTCCATTACCTATTTCTAAGTAAACATCATCATTAAGTTTTAAATTGCCAGTCATTGTATCACCAGCTTTTAGTACATTTAAACTAGCTGCTCCTGTTACACTACCAGTTAAATCACCAGTTACATCACCAGTTAAATCACCAGTTACGTTTCCAGTAACATTGCCAGTTACATTACCAGTCAAATCACCAGTTACATTACCAGTTACATTTCCAGTAACATTACCAGTAACATTTCCAGTTAACGCACCTATTAAAGTTCCAGTTTGAAATGTTCCATTATTAGAGGGTGTGCCATCCGCAGAATAGCTACCCCAATTTAAATATCCATTTCTTGGCATCCAAAGTGAATTTGAAACTACACCACCCCAATGAAAGTTTAGATTTGGCGAATATTTATTATCTGTTTCAGTTGATCCTACATTACCACGTTCTAAAATAGATATTGCTGAGTTTTGCCAGTCATCATTATTTGTTGATCCCCCTAAAACAGTTTCAAAAGATGACATACCACCTAAAAAAGTTCCAGTTGTTCCATTAAAATTACTAGCACGCAAAGTGCCACTAAAATAACCATCTTTAAAAGCTAAAGCAGTACTAAACCCAATATCTGTATCGTTATGTGTTTCTGGATAAATATGCTTATTTAAATCTACATTAAACACATGAGTACCACCAGCAAAAAATTTCATGTTATTATTGGTTGCTTTTAATGCTTCTGGAAAATTAATACTACCTTTAACAGTTGCATTACCACTAGTTTGTGCAACTTCAAATAGTTTAGCAATATCTGTTGTGTCGTAAACATGAAAAGCATTTGTTGCACTAGCACCAATACCACCAGTACCGCTTACATTTGTACCATCATTTCTGCCTAATACAATTTGAATATCTGATGATGTTGTTTGAAATTCAGCACCATAACTAAAAACTTTATTAGCTATTGTTTGACCTAAAGCAAATTCAGCATTATTATTGCCAAAAGAACCAAGTTGTAAATCTTGAACAACTGACAAATCATTTAAAAATTTACTTGATCCATTTATAAATAATTGACTGGCTGTTGAATCGTATTTTATACTAGGTGATCCAGCACCAGAGCCAAATATTAATGGCACATTATCATTAAGCTGAGTTGTTACAGTTATAACATTTCTGTTAATATTGCCATCTATTCTAAAGTATTCTGTAATATCACCAATACCATTATCTGATTTAAATATTATCTTTTTATCGTTGCTGTTATTTTGTATTATAAGTTCACCATTTATATTATCAATATAGCCATCTGTGCCATCATGATATATTTCTAGGTCGCTATCAGTACCTAAAAAAACCTTTTGATCATCTGCCATTATAATATCATTAGCACCAGATGTATTACCAACCCCTAAAACATTACTTAATGATTGTGCTGGAACTATATTATCATCAACATATTTTTTAGATGCTGCATGAGCATCTGCTGTTGGTGTTTCTGGAATAGTTAATTGACCAACAAATGTACCAGTACTAGAAACATGAAAAGTACCATCTACATCTAGGGTATGAGTAGGTACTGCAAATGGATCAGTATTACCTATAATAACTTTTGGTTGATTTGTTCCAGTATTATGAATAGCTAAAACATTAACATAATTACTTCCTGAGTTTGCACTAAAAGTTAATGCACCTTTATTCTCACTTGCATCAATTATTCTTGAATATATACCAGAATAACTTTTTACACTAGTATTAGCATCATTACGACCTCTAAATTCTACAACACCCAAAGTGTCATTATCTGCTGTTGCTCCAGCATTTCTATATAAAACTAAATCTGGTGCTGATGCCGCTGTTGTGTCTGTACCAACTAACAACATATTTTCTGCTGTTGAGCTTGATGTTGATTGTATTACTGGTGCTGTTGAGCTTGAAAAAATTGCTTGTGTTCCAGTAATATTACCAAATGTTACATTACTATCAGTAGCAACAGCTTGACCAATAGCAATTTCGCCATTAGTTATCGTAACTCCAGTTCCCTCAGTAAAACTAGCTCTGGCTCTAGTTGTTGTAAAATATAAATTAGTTGATCCCTCACTTAAATCATCAGTATCATGGTTAGATAATGAGCTAACAGTTCCAGTAACATTACCTTCTAAATTAGCTACAAGAGTACCAACTGTATATCCTGTACCTCCAGTATTAACTACCGTAGTAGGTTCAGTAGAAGTGCCTATAAATAGTTTAAACTTGTTATCGTCAGCATCGTTAAATAAACCTTTGTATTTAGTTACAGCAGATTCAACATACTGTCCAAAATAACCTATGTCTAAACTGTTGCCAGCATTATTTCTTGCTAGTTTTATTAATGGGTCCTCAGTAGCTAAATCCTCTACATCTAAATATGTAAGAGTACCGCTAACTGTAAGATTACCACTTACTATTAAATTGCCACCTATCTTAGCATCAGAATTAACATGAAGATCATATCCTATAGTTGGAGTTACACCAATTCCTATTTGTGTAGTAGATACAAAGAAAGGTGAATTATTACCAAAACCATCAGTTAATTGCTTAGCACCAATAGTTATATTTCCATTATCGCTAAACTTAACGAGTGATTCGTAAGTATCTTTTATTTTAGTATTCGAAAGTGATGCCATTATTCAAAACAAGTTGGTTGTGAATCGATATGTAATGTACTTTCGTTTGCTGTATCTCCAAAATTAGTGCTACAGTATATCTTTGCCCAATCTATTGTGTTTGCCATTCTCTTTCTTTTTTAAATACGTTAATAATTTTGTTACGTTAACCTTTTTAGGTTTGTAGTTCTTCTTTATATTACCCATCCATGAAACCCTGTATCTTTATCTGGGTAAATATCTTGATTAGAATTACTGTAATACTCATTGAATTTAGCAGGTGCATTAAAACTCATATAATCTATAAACCTTTGTGCATAGTATTCTGCAAAATCTCTCTCCTTTTGAATTAAGAAATCTATCTCTTCTTTGCTTGCATTAGAGCTGTTTTCTGAGTTGTGCTTATATACCCCTCCATTTGATATAGAATAGGCAGCAAACGGCAAGTATTCTACCATAGCAAAGTGAATAAGCATTGGTTGTATGTAGTCATTAACTAAAGATAAGTAATCTCCAGTTAATGTACCAGCTAATATATCAGCACTTATTTTGTCATATAAATCTGTACCTAAGTAATTTTGTATATGTATTTCTTGTGCTAGATCAATAAACTGTATAAATTTATCTGTATCTACATTTGAATTTAGTGCAGTGTTTTTTACTAAATCTGATCGTTTTATAAAGAGTGCTTTTGCCATTATTCTTCTGTATTAATTTGTTCTTCTTCTATAACTTCACCTTCTCCTTTTTTTATACCAGTTTCTTTTTCTACTTCAGCATCACTAATAGCATTAGTAAGATCAGTAAATTCTAAAGGTTGTAATGTTTTAAAGTATATATCTAATTCAATTCCGTTATACATTAATACCTTTTCTAATTCGTCTAGTATTGTCACTTGCATTGGTCGTATAACTGTGTTATCCATAAGTAATGAAGCTGTTTGTAATTCTTCAGCATTGTTTCCTAATCCAGTATTGTCTTTTATACCTACTAGCATAGGAGATACAATTCTGTGTGATACCATTACTTTTCTCATGGATTCATCACTAAGAAATTTATACTGCTCATGTGCATCACTTAGTATAACTGGCTCGATACTTGCAGAGAGCTCTTTGCTGTCATTAAATGCCAATATAAATCTACCAGCATTAGAAGAACCACTAAACTTTTCTTGTATGTTTTGTTCAATCAAAGATCGTTGCTCTTCTGTAGGAACACCATTATTAAAGTTTATAAGCATACTTGGAGCCAAGCCATTTTGTATATTATTTATATGATAGTTCGCTATCTCTTCTTCTAATTCTGCATATTGTAAACCACCTTGATAATCTACAGGAGAATAGTAATAAAATCCAGCTCTATAAGGTTTAATGTATAATATCTCTAATCCTGATTTGCTAGTTCCAAATGCAGGTATTCTTTTAGGTTGTGTTTTGTATGTAACTTCTGACCAATCTTTAGCATAGTAATAACCTTGTATTTCTCCTTTGCTGTTTGCTTTTTCTGCTCTTAACGTCTCTACAGGCATATGCTCTACTTGTACAATCTTTTTTCTATCCTTAGAATAGATTATTTGAATTGCAGCTTGTCCCATCATTTTATAATCATAACAAACTTTCTTCATGCAAGATTTAGTGAATAGCTCTTTCATCTCTTCATAATCTTTACCTTTAGCATCTTCTTCAACAGCATCTAATCCTTTACCGTATATCATTTCTGCAATACCATTAATAGCAGCATTGTTTGTGGCACTACCGTTATATCTGTCAATAAGATAATCAAAGTAATTGTTGTCCTCTCCATACTCTACCCAATCTCTATTATACTGTTCTACAATTTCTGGTCGTGTATAAGATGACATATTTACTATATGTATCTTACCTTTTTCTGCTTTTGGCAATGGTTTGTTATTGTATCTTCTTTTTGCCATTTTATTTACTTTTTTCATATTATTACAAAATCGTTATCGTATGTGTTTTCTGTAGTGTATTCTCCAGAATGTACATCAAAGGTATTAAAATTAGTTTGATCTGTACAAAAAATAGAACCTCTATATATTATCGTAGAGCCATTTTTTATTGCAAACGAATAGAATCTACCCTCTATCATTAAATTGTTTGACTGTGCGTCTAAAAATGCTCCTGTAACGGTCATATAGCCATTAGAGTTAGTAACAGATACTGTAATAGCAGTAGTTTTTCTTGTAGATTTGTCAGTAAGCTCAAAAGTAACAGAACTTTCTGCACTTCTAGGTATAACCTTAAAGCTTTGACTACTTGTTGATGTTGTTAGTATTACCATATTATAAGTAACAACAAAAGCTTAATTTGTTTTCACAAAAAAAGGGACACCGAAGCATCCCTTAATTTAACCTAATTAAATTTAGTTATTATGAATTAGTACCTACTGTTATAGTTGCAGTTGCACTAGACATTCCAGCGTAAGGATCAGCAGATGTAGGTGATGCTACAAAATTAGCTGGTTTTACTTCCATACCAGTTAATGTAAGTGTATAACCACTTAAATCTCCCATAGCAGCTCCAGTTACTATTGTTCCACCAGAAACATCAGCTCCATGTTGTAATCCCATTACAAATACGTTTCCGTTGTAATCTTCAACAGCAACATGAGGACGACCATAAGCTAATAATTTTAGTTCTTTATTATCTTCTTTAGATAATTTGTGTAGTGTTAAATTTAATGTTTGTTCAAAGAACGTTGTTCCATTTTCTCTTGATGAGGTAATATTTTGCTCAAAAGACGAGTTTCCTTTTACTTCATATTTGAAGGCAGTGAAAGTTCCAGAAAGATCGGTAATTTGATCGTCAGTTTCTGTAACCGTACCTAAATCTCCAAAGTCAGTAAAATAAACTGCTTTAATCCCACCAACAACATCTTTACAAGGTTCTTTTCTACCTAATGATAAATCGCAAGCCATAGTTTATTATTTTTTATAAAAAAAGGGTAAGCAGATATTTACCTACCTACCCTTGATTTTTGGTTAATTTAATTTATGAAGAATAAAGAACTATCTCTGTTCCTAATCCATATTGTACTCCAGATGTAAATCTCATAACAACTCTTACGTTTTGAGAACCATCAAGGTCAGCCATGTCAATAACCTTTACTTCATTGTGGTCAGATAATAATCCAGTTCCAAAGAATAAGTTAGATTTTTGAGCAGCTACAGCGTAGTTGTCAGGTAAACCGTTTGCAACAAATAGATTCACACCATCAAAAGATAATGCTCCATTTTGCCACCACATAGTTCCTTGACCATTTACACCATTTGCTCCTATATCAGATACATTTTCTGTTCCAGCAGCATTTTTAAGTATTCCAAATCCACCTAAAGCTCTAATGTAAGCTCTAGCAATGTTTTGAGATACATAGATGAATAAATCTTCTTTTCCGTATAAAGCAGAAGGAACAGCGTCAACTATTTTTCCTAATTCTGCAATTACGTTTGAAGATGTTACAGTTGCACCAGCAACGTCAATAACGTCAGCATCAGCAGCAGCTAAAGTTGCAATACCGTCAAATTCACCAGCTTGAGCACCACC